TGTTGCATTTTTAGTAGGAGAATGTCATAGAATTATTGCAGAAAAACAACCATTAACAGTTAAAGATTTAAAAATCAATGGATATGATTTAATGGAATTAGGTATTGAGCAAGGGTTTATGATAGGGGAAATACTAAATGAATTGTTAGAGAAAGTTTTGGAGAATTATAAATTGAATAATAGAGATGTGCTATTAGAAATTGTTAAAAATGAATATATGGATAAATAAATGCAAAATAAAAGTTTGAATGAAAGATCCATTTGGTGTCGTTTTACCTATTGACAGATAAGAAAAATAATTGTATACTTAGGTATGATTGATAATAAAATAAAAAAGGAGAAATATAATACATATGGTAACTACCTTACCCTGCGGATGTCCAACTATTCCTATTGAAAAATTCATAGAAGTTAAGAAAAGATTATTAATAGGAGAAACAATTATAATGGACGATCCAGAAGATGAAGAATCGGAAGTAACATTTTTCCAATTGAAAGATGGCAATGTATTTTCAGTAGTTGTATTTCATGATAATACTCAAGCAACAGCTAATTTTACTATGAAAAGAACAATAGAAATTTGTAAAGAATTTTGGGATGATGGATTTGATTTTTGTAGTGGAAAACATATGAGTTTTGTAGTTAGAGAAGATAGTGAAAATGAAGAAAATTAATTAAAATTAATGGTTGACAAATGGTAAATATAATGATATACTTAGGTAAGATTAAACGGTTAGAAAAGGAGAGATTTAATTGAACACAGAATTTGAATTTATTGAATCTAAAGAACTAATTGAATTATCTCTAAGTGAATTAAAAAATTTAAAAGGTGTAAGTGTTTTAATTAAATCATTACCAGAATGGTTAAATGTAAATAAACAATGTAAATATATTGAAGAATATCGAGTGATTAATTCTGGCAATAAAATATCTCCTAAAAAACTAGATTTGCCTTGGATGTGGAATGAAAATAATTATGGGAAATATTGGATTGCGTATATTTTGTAAGTAGGAATGATTTAATGTTAATTTGCTACTTGACAGATATGAAAAATAATTGTATAATGAAGAAAGATTAAACGGTTATTAATAAAGGAGGAAGTAATTATGAGTGATAGTTTTAAAGTATGAATTACTAAATATTCGTTAACTCAGGGTATATTTGAAGTAGAAGTTGAATTTCCTTCATATAATGAGGATAAAACTTATGTAAAAGTAGTAAAAAATCAAGGTGAAATGTATTTTGGTGAGGGAAAGGATTGGCATAGGACAAAAGAATCTGCTATTAAACGTGCAGAGAAAATGAAAATTAATAAGATTGCTAATGTGAAGAAACAATTAGAGAAATTGAAGGAAATGAAATTTGAGTAGTGTGGTATAGTAGTAAAGGATAATTGAAAAGGAGGTTACATATTTGGATAAGATTCAAAGTATTCAAGAATTAGTAAAAGAATTAAATGTCCATAGAAATAATTATTACAATCTAAATAAACCAACTATTACAGATTTACAATATGATAAAATGGTAGAAGAATTATTTAATCTTGAGCAAGAAACTGGATATATTCTTTCTAATTCTCCAACAATTACAGTAGGATATGAAGTTAAAAGTAAACTACAAAAACGTACACATCCTACTTTACTCAAATCATTAGATAAAACTAAATCTATTGATGAATTAAACGAATGGAGAAAAGGTAAAGAAACTTTACTTATGCTTAAAGATGATGGTTTAACAGTAGAAGTAAATTATGAAAATGGTGAATTTACGGGTGGATATACCAGAGGCAATGGTGAAATCGGAGAAGAAATTTCTCATAATGTTAAAGTAATTAATGATTTTCCTTTATTCGTACCATTTAAAGGTAAGTTAAGATTAAGTGGTGAAGCAATTATTCATAAAGATGATTTTGAAGAAATTAATTCTAAATTGCCTGATGATGAGAAATATGCAACACCTAGAAATCTAGTTTCAGGATCAGTAAGACAATTAAACAGTGAAATATGTTCACAAAGAAAAGTATATTTTCATGCTTTTAATATTATTGAATGCAATAAAGAATTGTCTGATTCAAAATTTGAACAATTTCAATGGTTAAAATATTTAGGATTTACTTTAGTTGAACATATTAAACTTTCTACTGATATTACTGAAGATATTATTGATTCATTTAAAAATTTAGCAGAAGAAAAGAAGATACCAATAGATGGCTTAGTAGTAAGTTATAATTCAGTAAAATATTCTAATTCATTACCTGAGACCTCACATCATCCATTGCATAGTTTGTCTTTTAAGTTTTATGATGATGTCTTTGAATCAACTTTAAGAGATGTTGAATGGAATACTACAAGAACAGGTTTAATTAATCCTACTGCTATTTTTGATACAGTTATTATTGATAATACAGAAGTGAGTAGAGCATCATTACACAATTTATCATTTATCGAAGGATTGAATCTTAATATTGGGTGTAAAATATTAGTAAGTAAACGCAATTTAATTATTCCTCATGTAGAAGATAATTTAGATAGAGACAATGGTATTATGTTATATCCTGAACATTGTCCTTCATGTGGTGAAGAAACATATGTTAAAAATACTGGGACAGCAGATGTTTTATTTTGTAAAAACAAAAACTGTCAAGCACAATTACTTGACAAGATGGTTAACTTTGTTAAACGTAATGCTATAAATATTGAAGGATTATCTGAAGCAACATTAGAGAAATTTTTAAAGTTAGAATTTATTAAAACATTTGGGGATATTTATAGATTAGAACAATATAAAAGTAAAATTATCAAATTGGAAGGATTTGGAATTAAATCTTATAATAGATTGTTAACTTCGATAGAAAATTCTAAGAATGTTAAACTTGCTAATTTTATTGTTGGATTGGGTATTGAAGGAGTAGGTTCTTCTACTGCTAAATTAATTGCTAAAAAGTTTAAAACTATTCATGATTTTATTAATGCTAAAAATGTAGAATTGCTTAATATTGATGGGATAGGTGATATTACTGCTGAATCAATAGTACAGTATAGATTAGAAAATATTGATATTATTCTTGATTTAGTTGAATATATGAATTTTTCAGATAGTGAAGTTAAAAAAGAAGAAACAACAATTAAGGATAATTTCTTTAAAGGAAAGAAGATTTATGCAACTGGAAGTTTTTTACATTATAAGAAAGAAGAATTAAAATCATTATTTGAAAGTTTAGGTGCAGAATTTGCAAATGGATATGCTAAATCTTTAGACTATCTAATTGAAGGTTCTCTGAAAAGTAGTAGTAAAGTAGATAAAGCTAAAAAAGATGGAATTCAAGTTATAAGTGAAGATGAATTTATTAGAATTATTAATCAAGGGTATTAAGTATTTACCCTTGATTCAAATAAAATATGAATATAATTAAATAAAAATAAACAAAAAGGAGAAATGTTATTATGATTTTAAAAGAAGAACAAAGAGATTTATTTTCTGTACCACATGGTTATTACTTTGCACATTGTATTTCAGGTGATTTTGTTTTAGATACAGAAATTGCAGTAAAATTTGATGAATTGTATAATATGGGTAAAAAATTAAAGAATACTGTTGATTATACACCAGAAAATTGTGCTATTTTAATTGATAATGTATTTAATTTAGTAATTAAAAGAAAACATTATCATAAACCTACATATGTAAGTTTAAAGGAATCTTTAGAGGATATGATTGATAGTATTGAAACATTGGAAATTGAAAAAATAGCAATTCCATTATTAGGATGTGGTCACAATAAATTAAATTGGGATACTGTTAAGGAAATTATTGAAGATGTATTTGAGGATATTGATATTGAAATTTTAGTTTGTTATTTATAGGAGAGTTGATATGTTATTATCCACCTCAGTTAAAGTAAAATGGCATGGAAATAATAGAAAATGGTACGAGAATAAAGGACACATTTTTACTAAAATAGGTGATGAATTTGAAGTAAAGATAGAAGATTTATCAGATAATAATAACAATATAAAAGTAAAAGTAAAATGTGATTATGAAAATTGTAAGAATCCAAATATAAAATTCATAAACTACTATATTTATAAAAATAGTATACATAAACATGGCAAATATTACTGTAAAAATTGTGCCACAGAATTATTTGCAAGAGATAAAATAAAGAAAACTAGACTTAAAAACGGTAAATCATTTGAACAATGGTGTATTGATAATAATAGAGAAAATGTATTAGAAAGATGGGACTATGAATTAAATGATTTAAAACCTAGTGAAATTTTGTATTCGGCAAATAAATATATGTATTTTAAATGTCCTAGAGAATTACATAATAGTGAATTAAAAAGTATAAATGATTTTACTCATGGACAAGAAGGTTCTATGAATTGCAATCAATGTAATGCAATTATAACAACTCATCCAGAATTAGTTAGGTATTTTGTTAATAAAGAAGATACATATAAATATTCTTATGGTTCACAAGAAAAAGTTAATATAATTTGTCCAAATTGCAAACATATAAAAAATATGTATATCAGCAGTTTAGTAAAACATGGTATGAGTTGTCCTAAATGTGGTGATGGAATTAGCTATCCTGAAAAATTTATGTTTAGTTTATTAGAGCAATTATTAAATGATAATTTTCAAGCACAATTATCAAAAACAACTTTTATTTGGTGTGATAATTATAAATATGATTTTTACATCCAATTAATTAATGGGATTATTGAGACAAATGGAATTCAACATTATAAGGAATTTAATAGAAGTCAATCATTAAAAGAAATTCAAGAGAATGATAAAATAAAAAAACAATTAGCAAAAGACAATAATATTGAGAATTACATAATTATTGATTGTAGGTATAGTGAATTAGAATGGATTAAAAGTAGTATTATGAATAGTGAATTACCAACATTATTAAATTTCAAAGAAGAAGATATAGATTGGTTAAAATGTCATGAGTGTGGATTAAGTAGTTTAGTAAAAGAAGCATGTGATTTATGGAATAAAGGAATGGATAATGTATTATTAATATCCAATAAATTAAAATTAAGTAGAAGCACAATTACAAGATATTTAAAACAAGGTACTATACTTGGTTGGTGCAATTATGATGCAAAAGAAGAATTAAGAAAGGGTGGAATTTTAACAAGGGATAAAAATAGAAATATAAATAAGGAGAAATAAATGGAATATAATAACTTACAATCATTATATTTAGTTAAGGTAGAACCTAATGCAAATAATAATAAATATTATCGTCTAATTCCAGATGGTGATTATTTTGATGTAAGATATGGCAGAATTGGAGTAGCAAATTATCAGACAGCAAGATACTCTATGTCACAATGGGATAAGAAGTTAAAAGAGAAAATTAAAAAAGGGTATGAAAATAAAACTGAATTGGTCGCAGAAACTATTATTACACCAAACAAAAAGAAAGAATATCTTGATATTAATAATCCTTCTATAGCACAAATAGTAGCAAGACTTCAATCAATGGCACGACAAGCAATCAAAGATAACTATACGATAAATTCTAATTTAGTTACGGTAAAAATGATCGATGAAGCACAATTAATACTAAATAATTTGATTAACACTGATGATGTTGAATTATTTAATAAGATATTAGTTGATTTGTTTAAAACTATTCCTAGAAAAATGGGTAAAGTTAAAGATTATCTTGCAAAAACAGATAAGGATTATTCTGAAATACTTCAAAGAGAACAAGATTTACTTGATATAATGAAAGGCCAAGTTACTCAACATTCTATTGAAGGAAAAGACGAAAATGAAAACAATGTAACAAAAGTAGAAAATAATAAAACAATATTAGATGCAATGGGATTACAATTTGAAGAAGTTACACAAGAAGAATTAAAAATGATTAAGAAAGAATTAGGTGAAATTAGTAATAAGTTTTACTCTGCATGGAAGGTTATTAATTTGAAGACACAGGAAAGATATGAAAAGTTTGTTACTACTGAAAAAATAAAAGACCAAAGATTATTATTCCATGGATCACGTTCAGAGAATATTTGGGGTATTATTAATTTGGGATTAGTTTTAAGACCTTCAAAAGTGGTAATAAATGGAAAGATGTTCGGTTTTGGTTGCTACTTCGCTCCAAAAGCCATGAAATCGCTTGGTTACACATCTTTATCTGGTTCTAGATGGTCTAATGGAAATTCTAATTCTGGATTCATGGCACTTTTTAATGTTGCTTATGGCAAACCATATGATGTATATTCATTTGATAGTAAGTTTTATAATCTTAATTATGAGAATCTACAAAAAATGTGTCCTGGTGCTAATTCACTTCATGCACATGCAGGTAGTATGTTATATAATGATGAGATTATTGTTTATAAAGAAGAGCAAATGACTATTAAATATTTGATAGAACTGAGATAATATTGATATAGTAATTTTAATTATTAAGTTTACCATTCAAGAGAAAGTTTATACCAAATACAAAAAATAATTTAAACTTTCTCTTGACAATTTCATAGAATAGGAATATAATAGTGAAAGCAGGGAAGAGTTAAGAAAAGTAAGAAAAAACTAATCAGAAAGGTGTGATTATTAAAATATACAAAATATACAAAATATACTAATTTTAAAACCCTTATAAATCAATACTTTAGAGCATGTCAATTTTCTAAAAAACAACATCAATGGAATATTTTATTTAAACTTGGGTTTTAAGTTAAAATTAAGATAAAATTTAAAAAGAAAAGGAGAAATGATTTATTTATGGTAGAAATAAAAGTTAATCCGTACAAACAAATGGTTGTAGATTCTATTAATGGTGATGTTGTTATTTCAGAAACTGACAAAGTTAGATTTATAACTGAGTCTGGTGAAGTTAAAATTGGCTCTGTGGTGAAGTTGATTGGAAAAGGAGATAAACTTAAGATTCAGTTAATGCCAGAAGGTAAAGAGTGTGAGGAATTGTGGAGTATATTACAGATCGCAGATGGCAGTTTAAGATTATATAATGAAGATGATGATAGTGAAGGTGAAGATGAAGAATAGGATTTAGTGAGTTTAATAGTTAATTATTTAAATAAGCATACAGATTGTAAAAATAAAAATATAAAATTTAAAGGAGATTAGATTATACATATGAGTGACAAAATTAGAAGTTTAGTAAATATGGTTACACTATCAGGCAAAGTAACTGAAATTGAAATTAGAAAAGGCAATAATAAAAACAAATCAGCAGATATTAGTATTAAAGGTGAAATTCAATTTGGAGATACTAAAGCACATACTAGAAAATTTGAAACATATGTAGCAGAATTCAATGCAGAAGGAAAAGAAAGTAAAATGTATGACAAAATATTGACTTTTGCAAATTCGGTTAAATCTGTTGCTAAAGCAGGAGAAGATGAGGCAACAATGGTATCTATTCAAGGAGAATTTGGTACGAATGATTATATGAGTAGTAAAGATAAACTTATTGAAGGATTAAAAATTAATGCTAAATTTTTCAATGATGTTAAAGTGGATGAAGAATTTAAAGGTGTTGCAGATGTAGAGGGTTATATTCAAACTATTGCTCCAGAAGTAAAAGGCGAAGAAGAAAAAGAAACAGGTAGATTAAGAGTTACTATTATTACTACAGATTTCTTTGGTAATATTATTCCTGTTAAAAACATTATTGTACCAGCAGATTTAAGAGAAGGATTTGAAGAAGGATATCAAGAAGGTCAAACTGCTAAATTATTTGTTGACTTTATTGTTAATCAATCAGAAGGAAAACCTGTTAAAGCTGGTGGATTGGGAAAACAAAGAGTAACGCAAGGTAAATCATATGTAGAGATGATCGTAACTGGTGCTGATCCTGCATTCGATGAAGATGATGAAATGGGTATTAGTACAGAGGCTATTAGAATTGCATTATCAGAAAGAAAAGCAAAACTAGATGATTTAAAATCAAAAGGGTATCAAGGTGGAAAAGATGGGAAAAGTAGTGGTGGAGGAAAATCAGATAATAGAAAAGGATTAGGAAATGGAAAACCAAAACCTATTGAGGAAGATGGAGATATACCGTTTTAGCATTGAATTATAAATTAAATTCCAAGAGGATAATTTAGTTTTCTATAGGATATTATTATTTATCCTATAGAAAACAATAAAAATATAAAATTAAAAGGAGAAATATTATTATATGACAATAGCAAATATGGAGTTAGATTTTACACAGCCAAGTGTTACAGTAGTGGAAAAATCTTTAAAAGGTAAGAGTTTATTTATTTATGGGGATAATGGTACAGGGAAAACCGCTAATGCAGTAAAGTCTTCTAAGCCATTCGCTATCCCTTTTGAAAATGGTTTGAATGCAATAGCAGGATTGCCATATTTTAAACCTACTAAATGGGCAGATACTAAAAAAATTACTAAGCAGTTTAAAAGACCAGAAGTTAAAGCATTGTATGATACAATTTTAATTGATACTGCTGATAAAATGGGTGACATGTTAGAAAAATACATATGCAGTACATTCGGTGTGACTGATTTAAGTGAAACAGAAAATGGTGCAGGATATTTAGCAGTAACTAAATATGTGAATGAATTTATTGATAGTCTAACAGATGAAGGATACACAGTAATTATTATTGGTCACGATACTGAAAAACAAATGAAAGATGCATTAGGGAAAAAATATACTAGGAATGTACCTAGAGGAAATAAAAGAGTTATTGCTGCAATTTGTGATGCAGTTGATATTGTCGGATACTGTCAACCTAATGGATTTAATGAAGAAAGTGGAGAAGAAGAATTATCTACAATCTATTTAAAAGATGGCAAATATTTTAAAGCAAGATCAAGATGGATTAATATTCAAAATTCTGTTACTCCTTTTACTATGAAAGGTGTAGAAAAAGCACTTGTAGAAGCTATTAAAAAAAGTGAAGAAGAAGATGGTAGTGAGTTTTATGTTGATGAAAAAGCACTAGTCATAACTACTAAAGTGATGACGTTTGAAGAAATTTGTGATGAATTAAAAGAAACAGCAAAACAAATTAAAGAAATTACTGGTGATTATGCTATTTATACTACTGCTGTTGAAAATAGGTTAGGCGAAGGCATGAAAGTTAGTGATTGTACTGGAAAACATCAAGAAGTATTAGAGGAATTATTAGAAGAATTAAAAGATAAGGTATTAGAATTGCAAAAATAAAAATGTTGTATTTGTTAAATAGAGAGGAAATATAATAATTCCTCTCTATTTTATACTATAATACTTAGGATGATGTTATGAAAAAAGAAAAAAAGGTAAAATGCCCAATTTGTGAATCTCTTAATCATAAAGAAGAAACAATATATCATCAAAAGAGATATTATTGTAAAATATGCTATGAAAACAAAACAAAGGAATCTGATGGTTATAAGAATTTAGTTCGATATATTTGTGAATTATATGAGATTGATGTACCAACAGGTTTTATGTTTACACAATTAAAAAATTTTAAAGAGCAATATAATTATACATATAAAGGGATGGAATTAACTTTAGATTATTTTTATAAAATAAAAACAAATAATAAACCAGAAGTAGAAAAAGGATTAGGTATTATTCCCTATATTTATGAAGAAGCAAAAAAATTCTTTATAGAAACAAGAGATATAAAAAAGAATTTAGAAGGTATTAATATTCAAGATATTATTAATAAAGTTAATACTATTTCTATAAAAAATTCAGATAGAAAAAAAGAAAGAGATTATAAAAATATAGCAATAATTAATATTGATGAAATATAATTCCATCATGGAGGTTTTTCATGTCAAAAAAGAAATTAACTAATTATGTAAATAAACAAGCAATTAGAGAAGTGTTAGGTTGTTTAATCCAAACTCCAAAATTATTAAGAGAATATAAAATATCAAAGTCTGATTTTCCTGAAGATTTTCATAAATTAATATTTGCAGCAATTAACAATCTATATAAAAATGGAATTGAAAATATTGATGCAGTAGCGATAGATGAATATCTTTCTCATTATGAAACACAATATAAAATATTTGAAAAAAATCAAGGTATTGAGTTTATCGTTGATATAGAAGAATTAGCAAGTGTAGCAAATATTAAATATTATTATGAACAATTAAAAAAGTTTTCGTTATTAAGAAGATATATGGAACATGGTATTGATGTATCAGACTTTTTTAATCCTAATGAAATTGACCCTGTAACAATTGAAAGTCAACAAGAAAAATTAGATAATAGCACAATACAAGATATAATTAATCATTTTAAAAGAAAACATTTAGAAGTTATTGCACCATTTAGTATAGGAGAAGGTAGGGATACAAAAAAAGCAGGAGTAGGAGGATTAGAACAAAAGGAAAGATGGAAAAAAGATACTGCATGGGGAATTGGGTATTCAAGTGCATATTTAACTACTGTTTTTCATGGATTAAGAAAAAGACGATTTACTGTTAAATCAGCCGGAACAGGTACAGGCAAAACTCGCACAACAATAGCAGATATAGGATATTCATGTTCCCCTGCTTATTATGACAAAAGTAAAAAAGCATGGATAAAAAATCCAAACGGGGTAGATAATGGAGCATTGTATATAGGAACAGAAATGGAATTACTTGAAGAAATTGATCCTATTTTATGGGCATATATAGCAGATGTCCCACAGGAACATATTGAATTTAATATGTATGAGGATGATGAAGAAGAAAGAGTTAATGAAGCAATTAGGATTTTAGAAGAAGAAGCAAATATATGGTTTGAGTATCTTCCAAATTATGATTCTGAAATGCTTGCTGATGTAATAGAAGAACATAAAATACAACATAATATCTCATATGTTTGGTTTGATTATATACATACAACTGTTGAATTAACTGCTGAATTTGGTTCTGAATCAAAAGTAAAGATGGTAGTTAGAGAAGATCAAATATTAGCTAATTTATCTAGTAAACTTAAAAATTATACACGAAAGTTTGATGTATCTATTGATGCTGGAACACAGGTAAATGATAAATCTAAAGATGAAAAAAATAGAGATGAAACAATTGTTCGTGGTTCAAAAGCACTTATTGATTAAAGAAATATACTTCTTCACTTTTATAAAATAAAAAATAAGAAAGGAGAATTATTGAAAAAAATAATTATTCCAGATGAAGAGAAAGATAGAATATTAATTTTATATTCACAAGGTTTTGGCTATAGAATAATACATAAAATATTAAAACCAAATTATTCAGAAGGTATAATTTTAAGATATTTAAGAGAAAGCAAAGCAATAGAAACAGATCGATTATATAGAAAATATGAATATAATAAACTATTTTTTAAAATAATAGACAATGAAGAAAAAGCATATTGGTTAGGGTTCTTATACGCAGATGGGAATGTTAGTGATAGAGAAATTAGAATAAATTTAAATTCAAGAGATAGGAATCATCTTGAGAAATTTTTACAATCAATAGAAGGTAACAACACAATTGAAGATGGAATTCAAAATTCTTTTGGAACAATAACTAATTATAGTAGAGTATCTATTAATAGTATTGAAATGATAAGAGACTTAACTAAGTTAGGATGTATCCCTAGAAAATCTCAAATATTAAAATATCCCAATGAAGAACAAGTTCCTAAATATTTAATTAATCATTTTATTAGAGGATATTTAGATGGAGATGGAAGTATAATAATTTCAAGTAAAAATCAATGGAGTATAGGGATACTTGGAACAGAATTGTTTTTAAAAGGATTGAAAGAAGAATTGCTAATTGATAATGAGATTGGTTTTGACAAAAGAAATGGTCATCCATATTTAAATTTTGGTGGTAATCTTCATGTGTTGGAAATATTATCTTGTTTATATGAAAATAGTAAAATATATTTAGATAGAAAATATAATCGGTATTTAAAATTAAAAAGTATATATAGTGAAGAAATTATAAAAGAAAGAAGTATATTTTCTAGTCGTTTACGAAAGTAATTTTGTAAATAATTAGGTGGTGAACCTAGAAATCTAGGGTGTATGTCTGACGTTTAGTGTGCTATAGGAAATGATAGTTAACAGACATGCTAACAGGGGAAGTCTAAGTCAGAAATGATATGATAATCCTGTGCCAAACTAGAATAGAGATATTCTTGAAGGTGCAACGACTATTCCGTAAGGAAGTACATTGTAGATGAAATTTCTACTTTGGAAGTGCCACCCTCCTATATTTAATAGGATGAAGATATAGTCTAGTCCCACTTTTAAATAAGTGTTAAAGTATGCTGAAAAGCAGGGTGCAAACGAAATCAGATGGTGCAATAATTGCAATGCCACCAACAGAAAAAGAATTAAAGAAAATCGAACCTATTTTAAGAAATTTATTAAATTGTCCTACTCCTAATTTAGTATATTCCATATATAAAAATAGGGGTGGGAAATGGAATAAGGTAAAAATATGGTTGTATATTGATTATGATACTATGAGAACTTATGATTTATTTGTAACAGATTATGAATATAAAATAGATAGTGAAAAGGTTAAAGGATTGAATAAAACATACATAAATATTGAAGATGATGAAATAATTTCAAATACTCCTACTGTTAAAATAGTAGATAAAAAGGAAACACAAATTGCTAATATAAACACTATTTTTTAAAAGGAAGGTGATCAATTGATTGATAAAGATTACCTTCTTGAAAATATCACAGAAGAGAATGTATTAAATATATTAGCAGATTTTAATATTGCACCACATACAACAAAAAATAATGAAATATGGTTTAAAACTATTTGTCATGGTGGAGAGAGTAATAAACTCTGTTATTTTAGAGATTCAAAAACTTTTTATTGTTTTACTAATTGTGGTTTTATGAATATATTTTCTTTTTTAATGAAAATAATTCATGGTAGTTTTACAGATGTATTAAAAATAATTGCTAAAGAATTGGGTATAAACAATAGACAAGGATTTAATAACCAAATTTATAATAAAGAAATAAGAAATGAATTTAGTACAATTAATAAATATCTATCTATTAGAAGAAAAAAACATAAAGAATTAATTCATTTACCTAAAATAAACAATCAAAATATTATAAATTATTTTGAAGACAATGTATTTTATCAGGGATGGATAGATGAAGGTATTTCTATTTCTACAATGCAAAAATTCGGAATAAAATGGTACGAATCAGGTAAATCAATAATAATACCTCATAAAAATATTAATGGTGAAATAGTAGGCATTAGAAGGAGAAGTTTATTAGAAGAATATAAAGATAATAAATATATGCCATTAATATTAGAAGGAGAAATATATTCTCATTCTTTGAATATGAATTTTTATGGGTTATGGGAACATTTAGATGCGATAAAGAAATTTAAAAAAGTTGTAATTGTGGAATCTGAAAAAAGTTGTATGTTAGCACAAGAATTTTATGGTGAAAATGCTTTTGTTATTGCTACATGTGGATTTAATATATCGAACTGGCATAGAGATGTGCTATTGAAGTTAGGAATTAAGGAAATTATTTTAGGTTTTGATAAAGATTTTAATTTTTTAGAATTCAATGAGTACGATGAAAACGATCCAGAGTATTTAAAATTTACTAGATATGTGAATCGAATTAATTCATTAGCACAAAAATTTACTCCCTTTTTTACTACTTATGTATTATGGGATGCTGATAATAAATTATTAAATAAAAAAGATTCACCATTCGATCAAGGAAAAGAAGTTTTAGAATATTTAATGAAAAATAAAATCGAAATAACTACAAATGATATAAATTAAAGGAGGAATAATTTGGGGTTAATAACAAAAGAAAATAGATTATCAAATGAAGAAATTAGAAGAATTATTAATGAAAATTTAGGAATGAAATGGACAATAGAAAATATAAAAATAATTAATGGTAAAACGTATTTAGATTTAATAGATGACGAAGGATATCAGTATAGTAAAATTTATATTCATAATATAAAAAAATATCATTCTGTTAGTAAATTTCATAAATCCAATCCATATACTAAACAAAATATAAATAATTATTGCAAAATAAATAATTTATCAATTAGATTAAATGGCGAATATAAAGGTACAGATATAAAACTTGTATGGGAATGTTTAGAATGTAATAATACATTTAAAAGAAAATGGCCAGATGTTTATCAAGGTATAGTATCATGTTCTAATTGTGCAGATGGGTTGTCATATCCAGAAAAATTCGGATTATCTTTATTTAATCAGTTAAAAAATATATATGAAATAAATAATTATGATTATCAGTATTCACCAGATTGGATAAAACCTAAAAGATATGATTTTTATTTTGAATTAAATATAGGAAAATATATACTAGAAATGGATGGTAGTTGGCACAAAAAAGACAATAAAATGTCTAAACAAACAAAAGAAAAATCTAAAGAAATAGATAATTATAAAGATATAAAAGCAAAAGAACATGGTATTGGAATAATTAGAATAGATTGTGATAAGAGTGAATTAGAATACATAAAAAATAATATATTAAATAGTCAATTAAATAAATTATTTGATTTAACAAAAATAGACTGGTTGAAATGTCATGAATATGCATGTAAAAGTTTAGTTAAAGAAGTATGTGATTTATGGAATATTGGTGTTAGAAATACTTTAGAAATTAGTAAAATTACAAATATAAATAGAAAAACGGCCACAAGGTATTTGAAACAAGGTGCAGAATTAAAATGGTGTGGTTATAATGCAAAAGAAGAATTAAAGAAAAATATGAAGCAAACGAATGAGAAAAAGAAGAAAAGATCAGTAATTCAATTAGACTTAAATGGGAAATATATTGCTGAATTTGAAAGTATTGCAGATATTAAAAAATTAATTAAAATAAACAATTCAAGTATATCTCTTTGTTGTAATGGAAAACAACGAACTTCATATGGATTTAGATGGATGTATAAAGAAGATTGGGAAAAATGCAATGATAATATTATGCCATATAAAAGAATTTCATGGAATATTAAAAAGATTATTCAATTATCATTGAATAATGAATATATATCAGAATTTGAAAGTGCAACAGAGGCTGGAAGACAATTAGGTATAAATAATTCTCATATTACTGGATGTTGCAAGGGAAGCAAAAAAACTGCAGGAGGATATAAATGGACATATAAATAAAATTAAAATAATTATTAAATAAAAATAATAGTATTAGGAGGACATATAAAAAATACATGAAAAAATTATTATATAATGTTAAACATTTATGTAATTTTAATAAAGAATATAATTTATTAGAAAAAATATTGAAAACATCAGGTATTGAAGATATAGATAGTTTCCTTAATGTAAATATAGAGCATACACATGATCCATTTTTACTTAAAAATATAAAAGAAGGAATAAAATTATTCCATAATAATTTAAATAAGAAAATATTTATTAAAGTTGATTCGGATTGTGATGGGTACACTTCAGCAAGTTATATATACCAATTTATAAAAGATATCGCACCAGAAACTGAAATAATATATGGGTTAAATTTTAAAAAAGAACATGGATTAATATATGATGATGTTAAAAATATTGAAAATTTAAGTTTAATTATAGTGCCTGACGCTGGATCAAGTGAAGAAAGTATTAAAGAATATGAAGAAATTAAAAATAATATGAATGTACATATCCTAATTTTAGATCATCATGAGATTTGTAAAGATATTTATAATTGTGAAAATGTAACTTTAATAAATTGTATGGATGGTCAATATCCCAATTCTAATCTTTCTGGTGTCGGAATTGTTCATAAATTCTGCCTATTATATTGCAATACATACAAAATAAGTACGGAGATAGCAAATAAATATTTAGATTTAGTTGCCTTGGGTATGATAGGTGATATGTGTGATATGAGAGATCTGGAAACTAGATATTATACATTAGAAGGATTAAAAGAACAAAATAGATATAATTTACTTATTAAAGAAATAGCAAGAAAATACGAAGAAGAAATGAAGTTAGGTTTCAATATTACTTCTTGTGGATGGGTAATAATCCCAAAGATAAATAGTGTATGTCGGTATGGAAAAGATGATGAGCAAAGAGATTTATTTAGAGCGTTAATAGGTGAAGTAGAAGATAGAGAATATCAACCAAGAAGAAAAAGTAAGAATGATCCTAAACCATTAATTGAAATCCATTCTTTGCAGAAAACTATGGCAAGAGTAGCAGGAAATGTTAAAGCAAGACAAGATAAACAAGTCAGAACATTCATGGAGGAAATTGATAAACAAATTATTGAACAAAAACTAGAGAATGATAAAATTATTATATTAGATGGAACGGATATATTAGAAAAGAAATCTGTTAGTGGATTAGTTGCTAATAAATTAGTTTATAAATATAATCGTCCTATTGTAATATTAAAAAGACAAAAGAAGAATAGTGAAATCTTTGGTGGTTCTATTAGAGGATATGAAAAGGGAAGTATTAAGGATTTTAGACAATTTCTAGAAGATACAAAAT